TCCTGGTCGGGCATGCCGTGGCGCTGCACGTTGCCCGCGTGGTCGAGGATGATCGCTTCTGACTTCCCCGGAAAAATGCGAAGCGCGCGCCCGACCTGCTGCAGGTACAGCCCCAGCGACTGCGTGGGCCGCAGCAGAATGGCCGCCTCGATGGCTGGCACATCGAAACCCTCGGAGATCAGGTCACACGATGTCAGCACCAGGATGTCGCCGGACGTGAACGACGCCAGCACCTGCGATCGCAGCAGTCTTTCCATGCCGCCGTCGATTGATGCCGCGGGGATACCCGCTGCGCGGAACTGCGCCGCCACATGCTCGGCATGCTCGACGCTGACGCAGAATGCCACCGCGCGTTTCCCGCCCGCCAGCCTCTGGTAATGGGCCACCGCGTCGCCCGTGATCGAAGGCTTGTTCATGGCTTCGGCCAGTTCGCCCCGCACGAAATCGCCCATGCGGGAGTGCACACCGGACAGGTCGGCGCTGGCCGGCGCGAACAGGCGGTAAGGTGATAGCGCGCCCAGGTCGATCAGTTCGCGCACAGTCGGGCCTTGCACCATCGCGTCGAACAGATCACCCAGCCCGGCGCCATCGAGACGGCACGGGGTGGCAGACACGCCGAGCAGTTTGGCCTGCGGGTTCGCCGCGATCACCTGGCCCCACGTTGAGCCGGTTGTGCAGTGGTGGGCCTCGTCAACGATGATCAGGTCGGGCTTTGCGTAGCGGTCGAGCCTGCGCGCCAGGGTGAACACGGATGCGACCTGCACCTGCTGGCGACGGTCGCCCAGGTAGCCCGGCGCGATCATGCCGTGCGGGATGTTGAACGCGCGCAGCGTGGCGCCGATCTGCTCCAGCAGTTCGACCCGGTGCGCCAGAATCCAGACGTTCAGGCCCTTGGAGCGCGCAGTGCCGGCCATGTGGCTGAAGCACACCGTTTTGCCACCACCAGTAGGCAGCACCAAAAGCTGGCGGCGCTTGCCGATGATGAAGTTTGCGCGCGCCCGTTCGATCAGTGTGTTCTGGTAGGGGCGCAGAACGATGGTCATGCTGCCCTCGCTTCTGATGCGGAAATCGCATCGCTTATTCGCCGGCCAAGCCAGCGCACGTTCGGCACGGCCCAGGAGTTGCCCAGCGCCTTGTAGCGCGGGCCGTCGGGGCATTGGTCGGCGGGCTTGCCGCGCCAAGGGATCGCCGTCCACCCATCAGGGAAGCCTTGCAGGCGCTCGCACTCGGTCGGCGTCAGGCGGCGCACTTGCATGGCGGTGGTGGGCACCATGTAGGCGTCGCGCATCTGGCCGCTGACCTGGTTGTGGCTGGTGTCGGAAGGCCCGCCGGCCGTCATCGTCGGCATGAGCTCCACGTGCGCCACCGCCGTGGGGTTCTTCGCCCCCATGGCCGGCGCCAGGTCCTCGGTCGTTGCGTGCTGGGTGCCCGACAGGTTGGCGGGGAAGGCGATGGCGGGCATGACGCCAGCGTTCGCGTGGCTGGTGTTGTGCCCACCAGCGCGCAACGTCGGCGACAGCTCGGCCATGGCGTCGCCGCCGTAGTCCTTCGCGCTGAACGCTATGGCCGGCGCGTGCGCCCCAGCGGCCAGCGGGTGGCACGGATCGCCGGGCTGCGGATTGCTGCCGTTGGCCTTGCTAGTGATCTGCGTCGTGTCGAAGGCGACCGGCACCAGCGGCGTGCCGCGCCCGGTTCCGTCCTCGCTGGCGTCGAAGCCCTCGCCGCGCAGGCTGTGCGTCACGTAGGCCGCAATGGGCGCTTCGTGGTTGCACGTCAGCGTCGGGCCACGGTCGAAGCCAATCTCGGCGCCGCCTTGGCCGTGGGCCATGGTGATGACGCTGGGCACAAGCCCCGCACCGCCCTGCTCGAAAATTTCTTGGTTGCTGCCACCAATGCCGCCGCCCCTGGTCTGGCTGGCCTGGCTCAAGGGTGGGTGGGCGGCTCCGTTCCAGTGGCTGTTGTGGCGACTGCCTCCAGAGCTTGGTGCAGCGCCGCCGGCAGTTGTTTGCCCCGCTTGTCGGCTCGGCGCAGTATCCCGGCGCAGGCGGTCCCACTCAAAAAGAACCTCGGCGGGATCGAACCCTGCTCGAGCACTTGCGACAACGAACACACGGCGGCGTCGTTGGGCCACTCCGAAATATTGGGCGTCCAGGATCCGCCAAGCGACTGCGCGCTGGGGTCCATACACAGCACCAGCGTTCGCCCATTTTTTCCCTGCTGGTTGTAGCTCGCCATCCTCGCCGGCAAGCCCTGCCAGAAAGCACCCGAAGGCGTTGTCGTGCGTGGAAAGAACGCCGGGGACGTTTTCCCAGAAGATGATGGAGGGGTCGGCGCCTCGGCGGGTTCGAATATGGTCAATTGCATCTGCGAGCTCTACGAACTTCAGGGTTAGATTTCCGCGCGCGTCGTCCAGCGATTCGCGCAGGCCTGCCACGCTGAACGCTTGGCATGGGGTGCCACCACACAGCACGTCGGGCGCTTCGACCTCTGCGGTCAGCACGCGGCGCGCGATGGTGGTCATGTCGCCCAGGTTGGGAACGCTGGGGTAGTGGTGCGCCAGTACGGCGCTGGGGAACGGCTCGATTTCGGCAAACCAAGTGGCCTTCCAGCCCAGCGGTTCCCACGCGACCGATGCGGCCTCGATCCCGCTGCAAACAGAACCGAACCTCACGCCGCGGCCCTCGCATCCACAGCCTCACCCACAGACTCAAACACCCGGATGCCAACAGCCTGCGCGACCTGGCGCTCAATCTCAGCGCCGCGCGACGCCTCCCACTCGGGCAGCATCACAATCGCGTTGCAGTCCATGAGCAGTTTGATGTCGGCGCGCATGTGTTCGCACCAGTCGGCGCTGACGGGCAGGCCATTCCATAGAGGATTTATGGCCTTATAGCCTGCAGCCTCCAGTGCAGCCCAAGCTGAGAGGAACGCAGAGCGGTTGAGATCATGCTTGCCGGTAATCGGGCCGCTGATGTAAATCCGCAAACCACTGAAGGGTGGCACTGTGGCTTCGCTGCATGCTGCATTTTTAACTGCAGCCTCGCTGTTGCATTTCGTCGCAGCCATAGGTATCAAGCCGCCACGCCAGTGATCAGATCGTCAGCACTGAGCGCGACGCCGCGCTGCCGGGCAAGCTCCAGCAGCCGCGTTTGAACCTTGGAAGGCACGCGCCCACCAGTGCCGCCTTTCTCTGCCGGCGTGTTCCAGCGGTGCACAGTGCTGGGGTCTTTGCCCAGCGCTCGCGCCAGCTCTCGCACGCCTCCAAACTTGGCGATCACCACCTCAGCCGGGGTCTTTCTGGTTTCCATGTAGATCCTGAATTGATGTTGAGAATATCGCAATTATGCATAAATCGCGACCTTGTTGCAATTCCCGCAACGATGGGGTAATAACCGTGTGTAAGCAGCACAAACCTGTAGGTTCCGCATGTCGGTGGATACGAAGTGGTTCCGCGACCGACTCGCCGAGCGCCAGATGTCCCAGCGCGGTCTCGCTCGGCTACTGGGGATGGATGCCGCCGCCGTCAGCCTGTTGTTACGCGGGCGGCGCAATATGAGGATCGCAGAGGCGGCAGAGATCGCGCGATTACTCGGTGTGCCCGCCGAGGAAGTGATGGCGCATGCAGGCGTCCAGACGCAGGCGCACAACGAAGGCGCCGAGGTGCCGGTCTGCTCATGGATGGACGGCGCGGCCGAGGTGCACGTTGAATATGGCACCGGGCAGACAGCGCCCAGGCCATGCACCAACCTGCCCGAGAACGTCAGCGCGTGCTTGTGCCGCACGGCCGGCAGCGACATCGACCACATGGACGGATGGACGCTGTTCGCGCAGACACTCGCGCCGAACCAGGGTATCCCCGCCGAGGCTGTGGGCCGGCTCGCGTTCGTGAAAATCCGTGGCGGCGTGATCCACCTGGCGAAACCGATCCGCTCCACCGGGCGCGGGCGCTGGGATCTGTCCAGCCCGCTCGGACTGATGCGCGGCGTCGAGCTGGAGTGGGCGCAGCCGGTGCTGGTCGTCGTTCCGTAGCTCAGACTGGCGGTGTTGCGATTCCGCAACTAAGGGTTTTTGCCATGCTTAAGGTGTTGCGTTAATCGCAATGAATGGCATAATTCTCAACAGACGGCCGGATTCGCTGGCCGCTGAAAAGGAGCGTTATGACCACCCTGAACCTTCACCCCGCAATGGCCGCCGCGCTGGCCTCGTTCGCGCCGCCGCAGAGCAGCGTGCACCGCGCCGCCGCTGCCAGCCTGAACGACGATGACCTGTACGTCATCGATGTGCGTACGCACGCGATCATCCAGCGTCACAGTTGCAAGTCGGCGATGGGCGAGAACGCACTGGTCGTCGGCATCGCCGTGAAGCCCGGCCAGGCGCTGGTGCGCGGGATGCAACTGCGGGGGATGCTGTGATGGCGACACACACTGTCACCCTGCCCGCGTGGGTTACGAGCGATTACGCGATGGATCAACTGCGACGCGCCCGTGAAGCCGACGAAATTCGTGCCGCAGTCGGAAGCATGAGCTTCCCAATCCACGACATGAGCGACGTACCAGGTTGGGTCTGCGTCGGCACCGCTCAGATCACTGTCGAGATCATGCCGGACGCAACCCTGCACAACCGGCAACTGGAAACCCTGCAGGCCGAACTGCAGTCCGTCCGCGCTGAAAACCAGCGCCGAGAGAACGCCATCCTCGACCGCATCAGCAAGCTGCAGGCGATTACTTGCGAGGTGGTGGTATGACCGCCGGGCAGCACACGCCGGGCCCTCGCAGTTTTGAGCAGCGGCTGCGCGATTCCGGCGCCATCGCATTTCGGGGCGGCTTGCGTCGTGTTGACTGCGTTTGCGCCCCAGGCTCTGCCGCTCGCCGCTGGTGGTTACTGGGCTACGACGCGGCCAAGCGAGCCGCCAAAGCCACAGGGGGCCAATCATGAGCGCCGCGCAGCCCACGCCGGGGCCGCTCCGCAAGATCACGGCCGAGTTGATCCCGGCATCTGATGGATTCGCTCGCCGCAAGGTGCGCCTGGAGTGCGGTCACGAGGTCTGGTGTTCTGGCGCCGCCATCTACCGCGCACGCTGCCGTCCCTGCCGCGCCGCCATCGCCAAGGCCACCGGCCAGGAAGGCGGTGCAGCATGACCGCCCGCACGCTGCTGCAACAGGGCGGCCCGGCCTACCCGGTGCCGCGCGAGTTCGCCCACCTGATCGCAATGGCCGAGCGCGAGAACGCCGACCAGCCGACCGAGCAGGCCTACATCGAGGACGTGGCCAAGTGCCTGCAAGGCCCGACGCTGCGCGACTACTTTGCAGCCAAGGCAATGGCCTCGCTGATAACGGAGCCCGTGTGGAATCAGAGCGTCCCAGGAACACCGCTGGTGACGGCC